TCCGCGCCAACAAGGTCTGGCTCGATACCGGCGACGAGCCAGTGGGCAGCGCCTTTCAGACGTACCAGATCAACAACAACCAGGGCGACCTGTTTGCCATCTTTGAGTCGGCGCAGAAGTTAGCGGACACCGAAACCAACCTGCCTATTCTGCTGCAAGGCGAAGGCATTGGTGGTGGGCCGGGCTCCAAGACGTTCGGCGGTATGCAGATGCTGATGAACAATTCCAACATCGTGCTGAGATCCGCGACCAAGAACTTTGACGATGGCGTAACCACTCCCACCGTCCGCCGCTTCTACGACTACCACATGATGTACACCGACCGCCCGGAGATTAAGGGCGATTTCGACATTGTAGCCAAAGGCACCAGCGTTCTGGTGGCCAGGGAAGAGCAGCAGGAAAAGCTGATGATGTTGTCCCAGGTAGCGGCACAGAATCCGATTTTCTCAGAACTGACCAACTGGAGCGGGCTGTACCGGGAGATTCTGCGCACCCTGCAAGTGCCGGTTGATAGCGTGGCCTACACCGACGAGGAAATGGAGCGCAAGGCGCAGGAGCAGGGTCAGCAGCAGGAGCCGCCGATTGAAGTCCAGGTGAAGATGAAGGAATTGCAGATCAAAGAGCAGGAGCTGCAACTGAAGTCTCAGCAGCAGCAGTTTGAGCAGCAACACAAGTCTGCCGAATTGCAGACCCGGCAAGAAAAGGACCGCATGGAAATCGCCTTGAAAGAAGGCATCACCATGAAAGAACTGGAGGTCAAGGTGGGTATGCACTCGCAGGAACTGGAAGCGGAAATGCAAAAGACCGCCGCCAAGCTGGCAACAGACCGCGAAACCAAGGCCGCGCAGTTGGCCGACAGCCAGAACGAGCGCATGGCGCGCAGAGAAAATATGCAGCAAGGCTTTGACAGCTACTCATGATTGATCGCCACGGACACACCTGGATGACCATTGAGCGATGGTTAAATGAACGCCGGGATGATGGCGTGCAGTCGCTTATCAATGGCTCGCCCCACGACGACCAGAAGCGCGGAGAGATTCGCGTGATTGATGATTTGCTGGCCTACGCCAGTGACGAACCGGAGCCTGTCGTTAAGACGAGCCCCGACTACTGAATCAGACCGCCATCCGGCGGTTTTTTATGCCTATCAGGCAATCACCAGCCGTTCGGGAGAACCGCTAAATGACCGACCAGCCGCTTAACCAGCCGCAGGATGACAATTACAGCGACCAAGAGCAGGACTTTAACAGCGCCTTTGAGGAATACGCCAAAGGCACTCAGCCTGCCGAGGACCGCGACGAGTATCACGTTGACCGTGACGCCTTGCCCGAGAGCGACACAGCGGACGAGGGCGACCAGGGCGCCGACGACGGCGAACCGGAAGACCTTGCCGCCAAGCTCAAGACGCTGGAGCAGGAAAACGAGCGCCTGAAGCACTCCGACGCCTCGCAGCGCGGACGACTGGGGGCTTACCAGAAGCAGATCAATGAACTGCAACGCAAGCAGCAGGAGTTCGACGCTGCCAAACCCACCAACCCGTCAGGGGAGCCGCAGAACGACAACCAGCAGAAGCAGGACATGGCCGAGTCCATGGGTGTGGATGACTGGAAGGAGTTTGCCGAGGACTTCCCCGACATGGCCCGCGCCTTTGAATCTCGTCTGAAAGCAGACCAGCAGAAACAGGCGCAACTTGAACAGCAGGTTTCAGAACTGAGATCCGCTGTGCAGCCCATACAACAGCAGGCCCATGAGCAACAACTTCAGTCAGAGTATGCCCGCCTTGAAAGCCGGCACGACGATTGGCGAGAAGTGGTCAATGCGCCCGAGTTCCAGACATGGCTGCAATCGCAGAATCCGACCATCCAGAGCCTATCAGAATCCGAAAGCGCCGATGACGCGTCCGCGTTGCTGGACTTCTACAAGGGCGTGAGTGGACCGGGTAACGACAACAGCCGTGCTCAACAGCACGACAAGCGGAAAAGCCGACTGGCCAACGCACAGACTGTCAGCCGCCGTGGGGCGGGGCAGAGAGGCGGGACACCAGAGGACTTTGACGCGGCCTTTGAACACTACGCCGCCAAGAGGCGGTAACTCCCAATTTACGAGGTAATACATCATGGCTATCACAACTTACGGCGACATTTCCCAGCGTACCGCCGCCTGGGCCGCCACCGAGATGCTGTCTCACGCTGAGCCGATTCTGGTTCTGTCCAAGTTCGGTCAGTCCAAGCCGCTGCCGAAGAACAAAGCCGACACGGTGAAGTTCCGCCGTCCGGTGCCGTTCGCCACCATCACCACACCGCTGACTGAGGGTGTGACCCCCAGTTCGCAGCAGATGGCGTATGAGGACGTAACGGTTCAGATCAAGCAGTGGGGCGCCTGGACCGAGATCACCGATTACGTCAACGACCTGTCGGAAGATCCCGTTCTGTCTGACGCTTCGATGCTGTGTGGCGAGCAAGCCGCTGAAACCATCGAGTACGAAACCTGGGGCGCGATTCGTGCCGGCACCAACGTGTTCTACAGCAACGGCTCTGCCCGTACCGATGTAAACACGGTGTACAGCCTGTCTACCCAGCGCGCCGTGACTCGCTCGCTCAAGGCCAATCGCGCCAAGAAGATCACCAGCATGGTGGGCGGTTCCCCGAACTACTCCACTGAACCGGTCGATGCCGCGTTCATCGGCTTTGCGCACACCGACCTGGAAGCGGACATTCGGGACATTCCCGGATTCGTGCCTACCGAGAAGTACGGCAGCATGAAGCAGTTGCCCTACGAGATCGGCAAGGTCGAGGACGTGCGTTATGTCCTGAGCCCGGTTCTGGATTCGTTCGCAGACGCAGGTGGCGCCGCCGGCTCTACCCTCAGTACAACCGGCACATCGTCTGACGTGTACCCGATTGTGATTGTGGGCAAAGAAGCCTACGGCCTGATCCCGCTGAAAGGCGCAGGCGCTGTCACTCCGCAGGTTCTGAACCCTGGAGTGCCACGCGGCGGCGACCAACTTGGTCAGCGCGGCTCTGTGGGCTGGAAAGCCTACTACACCTGCAAGGTTCTTAATGAAACCTGGATGGCGAGAGTCGAGTGCTCTGCCTCTGCCCTGTAATCAATAACTTGCACTAAACGAAGAGTGGCCAGCGCGTCACTCTGAAGCCTGAGCCCCGGCCACCATACCGGGGCTTTTTTATGACACGCACTGAAGGACGTTCACATGAGCGAGATCAACACAGAGGTTATGACCCGCGAGGAATTAGAAGCGACCGCCAAGGATCTGGGGCTGTCTTTTCCGCACAACGCCGGTGATGACACATTGCGCACCAAGATCAGCACAGCCTTGGGCGATACCGGCAATGGCGAATCAAAACCCGCCGCCAAACCAGCCAAGAAAGACGAAGCTGGCGAAAAACACTACGAAATTATCATTGCCCGCCACGACCAGGACAAGCAGCCGGTGCCGGTTGGTGTCAATGGCAAGACCTGGCTCATTCAGCGCGGCGAGAAGGTCATTGTGCCCAAGCGCGTGGTGGACAACTTGAGCAATGCGGTTCAGTTCAACTACGACCCGGCCACCATGAAGCGCACCGAGATTCAGAGCTACCCCTTCCAGATTCTCCGCGAGGTCTGATCTATGAATTTTCTGGAACTCTGCCAGCGCTTGCGACAGGAAGTTGGCGCTGCCGGTAATGGCCCCGCCGCCGTCACTAGCCAGTCCGGGGAG